GGTTGGTCTGTAATATCTGGATTGGTGAGGTTCTCAAGCTTGTCAACTACTTCGACACCACCAAAATAACATACAGGATTTACACCATTCAAAGACGGGTTCTTCAGCTTCATTTGTAAGGCATCTGCATATTGCCTATACGCTTCGCTGCCGTATACTTCGATTTGACCTGTGCGCTCACGAGTCCAGCGACTTAGTGTGAACAGGATTGCTTGTGCGGCAGCCATCCACTGTTGGCGGAAATTACTGGGAAATTTGGTGATGTAGTAGGAGTATGCACTGTCATCAAGGAGTGGATATTCGCTATCAATGTCACCAACTTCAAGCCGCAATGCGTCAATTGGATTGGTTGCAGGGTTGTTAGTGTAGCTCATTATTATCTCCTTTCTTAAAACAGCAACCTTTACAAGTCGCTCTTTTAAGAAAGCAAAAAGGGGCGCGAACGCCCCCAATTGTTAAGCCAGTACCAGCTTCTTCTGGGTTTGTGGCTGAGTACCGAAGTAGAGGTGGCTGAATTCCATCTCCAAGTCAATACCATAGTCACGCCCATCACGGTAGCTGTGCATGTACACTGGAGCACCTTGTTGGTTTACACCAGACAGCTTGTTGTTAGTGCCGTAGTAAACACGGAACAGGTCGTTTACACCACGAACAATGGTGTGGCCTTCTTCTGGGTCAACTGCGTCAACAACGTCAAAAGTACCATCGCCTTGATCAATGCTGAAAGTGGCATCGTAGGTCATGAAGGTGATACCTTGAAACACGAATACGTTCTGTACACCGAACTGCTGATAAGTAGCACCGCCGTCCATGTAGAATGCACGCTCAGGCATTGCGTATGCGTAGTGAGCAGCAACAACTTGCGGGTGAGAAACCAGTGCATCAAAGAACTCAACACCAACCATTACTTCAATGGCGCGGATAGTGCCGCCAGTACGAAGGTCTTTGGTGAGCTTGGTTTTCAGTTCACGGCAAGCCTTGATTACATCAAAGTTCGGATCGGAAAGAGTCCAAGTGATGACTTCTTGAGTAAGACCAAACTGATCAAACATGTCTGCAATGACGTTACCATCTGCGTCAACGCTCATGCCTTTAACAGCGGAGAGAGCCATGAACTCACGAGTTTGGTCGTAAGTCAGACGCATCTTCTCCATTTTCTCTGCAATGACTGCACCTTCAGTTTCAGGGGTCATTTCAGTGCCGCGTTGTACATAGCCCTGCAAATCTTCGCGTACAACTTTGTCTTGTACGTTGACGTAAGGCAGAGCCAATGCGTACATTTTGCTAGTACGAGCACCTTGCTTCTGGGTGTTACGCTCACGACGAGAAGTGGTGCGAGCCAACACAGTGTTGTAGTCGCTTTTCTCAAACATGATAGCATCTTGAGAGGTGGTTTTGGCATTAAACAAGCCACTGTTCACAATGAAACCAAAGCTGGAATCAATGTTGTTAATTTCATCAGTCCAGTCGATCAGACGGTTGACGTTGTTAAGCTGACGAGTAATCATCTTCTATTTATTCCTTATACCAGTTGATCGAGAACGGTGAAACCAGCCGCTTCCATTTGTGCGTAAACTGCTGCTTTTTGAGGAGCGGTTACACCTGCAATCCAGCGCAGATAAATCTTACCAACACCAGCGTCACGGAACAGAATCACACCATTGGTGTCGGTGTTTGCTGCTACAGCCAAGTTGTCTGGATCAAGAGCACTGTCAGTGCCAATGAAGATACCTGCAAAGTTTTGACTGCCATCATTAGCTGCTGGATCAAGTTGTTTGTACTTGCCAGTAGCAGTTACCTTGCCCAATACTTCACCAATGACGTAGCCTTTAGCTGCTGCTTCACGGATGGTTACGGTTTTGCGCGAGTGGTTTGAGCCTTCTTTCAATTCCCACTGAAGAATGTGACCCAGACGTACACCGCCACGAGTTGCAATACTTGCCATTATTTAACACCTTTACGTTGAGTTTTTTGTTTGACGGCTGCTTTTAACTGTGAGTCATAGTCTTGAGTTTCAGCGTCAGCTTCAGTTTTACCAACTTCCGACCAAGTAGTAGTCAAAGCGGATTGGTTTGTTTCGTAGTTGGCGACAATTACAGCGAATGCAGAATCATCCAAAGACTTGGTTGCTTCAAATGTTGCTTCAACCTTATCTTCTGCCAAAACTTTAGAAAGGGTTTGCTTGCGAGTGGTGGCAAACGCTTCTGCTTTAAAACCTGACAATTCAGCTTGAACAGTATCCAAGCCAGCTTGCAGTTTCTCTGCTGCTGCGGTAGCATTAGCCAATTGAGAGGTAAGCTCGGCATTCACACCAGTAAGCTTGTCCAATTCCGCTTGCAGCGAGGCTTGGGTTGCCTGTTCTTGTACATCAGGCATTGAAGCCTCCTGTTCTACGGGTTGTTGAATTGTTTCAACAGGCTTTTCTTTAGAAAGCCATCCTTTAAGCAAAGACATAATCTAAGAATTCCTGTTTAGTCATAATCTTGTCAGCCAGACCAAGCTCTACAGACTTGTTGGCATTGAAGGTTTTTGCTTGGGTTGCCTTAACTGCGTCACGGCTCATGCTTCGATGGGATGCAATGTGGTCAACAAACATCTCGTAAGATTCATCAACGCTCTCTTGGATTTCAGCAATGAAGTCAGCGCGGAATTTACCGTCAGCATCGTAAGGAATCTTTGCATCTCCAGCGTATACAAACACACGCTTGTAGCCTTCCTTAGCCATTGCTTCACTTACATCCCAAAGCTGTACAACCACACCGATTGAGCCTGTACCTGCCATTGGGTTGACCACTACTTCATCTGCAATTGCTGCCCAAGCGTAGGCTGCTGAATAGGCAGAGCCATCAACGTATGCAATGATCTTTACGCCAGCGTCGTTTGCGAGTTGACGCACACGGTTTGCAGCTTCAAAACATCCATAGGCTTCACCGCCACCTGAGTCAATATCAAGGACAAGGGTTTGTGCGCCTTTCTCAATCAGTGCTTGAGTGTTTCCGACAATTTCCTCATAAGAGCAAGATTTCTCCTCGCACATAGGCTCATACTCAATGTTTGTGAGTGAGCCATAGATTGGAATAAGACCTGCCTTATAATCCTTATTGTAAGCTGGTGATCGCTGAGAAGTTGACTTGGAGTCAAGTTTCATCTCAACCTTGCCAATATTGCGATTGAATAGGTAGTCAACAACGACAGCCAAGTTTTGCGGAGCGATAAGTTGTGGCTTATTACAAAGCCGTTCCGTCAAGCGGAAAAGTGAGTGTGCCATTATTTATTACTCAAGTTGTCGGCTGATTCGTCTAAAGGCGAAACCTCGTCAGAAGTACCGTTGCCTTTTTTGTTCAACCCATCACCAGACCTAGACTGCATCTTGTCATTAACGCCAAGCAACTCATCAAGCTCTGCTTTTGTGAGGTTGTCAGCTACACGGTAGTCAATGTCCAACATTTCCAACACCTTGTTGATAACAGTTGGTGTCTTAGGAAGGTTGTTGGTGGCAGACAATTGCTGTACGGCTTTAGCCCAAGTTTCAAGGTTTGGGCGACTCAAGTCACCGAAGCGAATCTTTGGGGTCTTTGTTTTGTCCCACCCGTTAAGCTCCCACAATACAGGGACTAACTTGGTGTTAAACACTTCACAAATCTCACGAAGGCGGGCTTCAACAATGATTTCAAGCATTGTAGCTTTACTATCAACTACGTTGTAATTTCCACCTTTGTCAGTACCCATTTGCAAAACATCGGCAAACAGGGCTTGGAAGATTTCGTTGGTGTAACGCTGTACGATTGGGTTGAGTGCTGAGATGTTTGATGCAGAGGAGTTGACAATATCAAAATCAAAAATCTTGTTTCCGTTATCATCCCTATCTGATGGAAGTACGGCTACAGCAAGCTCACCATTGTTGGTGTTCTTACCCATCTCTTTAATCTTGTTGTATGTCTGCTTCTGACCATCAGTTGCATCATCAGTCATGTACTCAGCAGGAATACTGAAAACAGGGATGCCGTTGAGGTTTTTAGCTGTTGCGATAAGCTCTGTATCATGCAGCTTTTGAAGCATACGCCAAGCATGGTAGCAAGCATTCAGTGGGCTAACGCCTTCAGGGTTGCCTTTGTATGGGTCAACCTTATGGTGCAACAGCTTCCACATTGGAATGGTGATTTCCTTTGATGCGGAAATGCTGTCACTACTCACCTTCACTTTTTGAGTGAAAGATACAAGCTTCCTGCCTGTTTCGTCGTAGTTCCACTTATAAACGGATGCTTGTGAACGGGATGGTAGGCAACGAATTCCCCATTTACCATCTTTGAATTTGCTGCCATTCTCAGGACGACGCTCACGAAGTACAATCTCGTTCAGACTAAAACCGCAGCGAATGAATGACAATGCTTCACGAATATAATCGTAAAAGCTGTGCTCCATGTCGTGAATACACTCTTCCAAGAATGTTGCTAGGTTTTTGTGGTAGTCTGTTTGATTGAATGGCTCAATGTAGAATGGTGCGCGTGATGCAATAACAAACTGTGCATTTAATGCCGATGCAATTGCTACGTTCTGAGCCATCTGGTCATAAGTGAACAACGACTGTGGGAACACTAATGCTGTACGGCTTTCTTCGTAAATCCTGCCAGATGTAATGTTAAGCCCGCTCCAGCCATCTTCAATAGCTAGAGCTTTGGCTTTTGGAGGCTGATCAGCCATTGGTAATCACCTCAAGTTTAAATTCTGGTAATGCCTTGTTTCTTGCTAAGTGGTTTACGCCAGATGCAATGGCATCAAGGATGTCGTCATGCCCTGACCTACCACTACCATCAAAAGACTCAAGCTCGCTGAATGTGTAATCGTTCCATGTGCCTTCAATGAAGCTAACACTACCTGCTTCTGCTAACGCGAAGAATGGCTTGGCTCGCTCAAGTTTTCCCTTATTCCCCACCTTATCCAGCTTACAACCAAGTCCTTCGGAAGCTAATTGGTCAACAAAATATTTGGCTGCGGTTTTACCTGCTGCTGCGGGGTCTTGTGGAATAATGATGTCTACGTTTCCGTAATACTCACGGTCTTTCTTGGCTGTATCAATCACTAAGTCAATCACGCTTCCATGACGTTTGCGAACACGGATGATGTCCTCAACAAAGTAATTACCTGTTTTGGTGCGAGAGACAAGTGCGCCTACGGTGTAGTCAGGGTCAGCATTCACCTCTGTCTTTTCAGAAGCTGCTAAATCCCAAGCTCTTACACGCTTTACACCCTCAATTGGTGGAAACTTAACAAGCTCACCACACCAGTCACGCTTAAAGAAGCCTGCGCTTTCAGGAACAGCCCACCAGTTACCAAACAAGTCTCGCTCACGTTGGAGTCGAGGTAGGTTCATCAAGGTGGACAAATACTGAGGGTTGTTCTTTAGCAAAGGCGGGTTATCAAAGATTGTCGCGCCGATGTAGGTGAAGGTGATGGGTGGGATTTGAGCGCAAATCTCAGGGTATTTCTCCATAAGCTCTTTCTTGCTTTCGGAGAATACATAGTCACCATCAACTTGAACGGCATAACGAAGCACATTATTCTTGGACTGGTCTGTACGACCACCAATGTCAACTTCTTGACCAGTGTACTTGTCGAATTCAACAGTGCCTTTCGGATAAAGATGCCAATCAACCCACTTAGCAATCACATGGCTTGGGTTTGGGTTGCATGTTAAGGCGATGTTTGGAATCATCTTCGCTTTTGTACGCAAGCGAGAAATGATCATCATGATGTGGTCTGGTGCAACCTGATTGGCTTCATCAACAACTGCTGCACTAATCTGCAAACCACGAATCTTTTCTTTATCGTGATCGTCTTTCATACCCATGAAGCTGATAATAGCCCCACTTGGGAATTTGATAACCATTGGTTTTGTCGTGTATGTCACACGAGGGTCATACTGCCTGTACAACTCAATTGCGTCGTAAAACAAACCACCTGCTGCACGAAGAGTACTCTCGTTTTTACGAAAGAATACACCTACAAAATGTGGGTCATTCACCCATCGAAGCATACGAAGCAGCGAGCCAAATGTCTTGGCAGAGCCAACTGCACCACCAAAGACAGTGATGTTTGCGTTGGACATCAAGTATTGTTTTTGAGGCTCACT